TATGCAGGGAGTTGATAGTCACTGCATTGCAAAGCGTATATTTGGACGACCAGAGCAACTAGTATCCATTGTAAACGATACGGGTATTGTATGTAACTATGACATCGGTCTTGAGTAATTAATAACGAGAGGATGAGACTGTTGCCAAGAAAAACACAGAAAAACAATATTACAAACCCCACCCTATTATCACAGGTAAACCCTGAAAACAAAAGGCTGATCGAAGACTATATTAGTTATTTAAAGTCAATACAAAGAAGCGAAACCACAATCTCTGTATATAAAAACGATTTAGATATAGCTATGGTTTGGGGATTAAAGAATAATAGTAATAAATTCTTTATTAATTGGAGTAAAAGAGATATAGTAGCTTTTCAAAACTGGCTGATTAACGATAATAAAAACAGCCCTGCTCGTGTTAGAAGAATTAAGGCTACATTATCCAGCTTATCAAATTACATCGAATCTGTTATGGACGATGAGTTCCCAAATTTTAAAAATATAATACATAAAATAGAAAATCCCGTAAATCAGCCTGTTAGAGAAAAAACAGTGCTGGAAGATAATCAGATAGACCAATTATTAGAATATCTTGTTCAGAAGAAAAAATATGATAAAGCGTGTCTTGTTGCACTCGCTGTATGCTCCGGAAGAAGAAAAGCGGAGCTCATTTTATTTAAGACAGATTATTTTAAGGATGATAATTTAATCTGTGACGGAGCGTTATATAAAACAAGTGAGAAAATTAAAACAAAAGGACGAGGTGTTAACGGTAAACAGATTTACTGCTACACATTAGCCAAGAAATTCAAACCATATTTTGATTTATGGATGGAATATAGAGAAAATAACGGAATAGAAAGCGAATGGCTTTTCCCAGACAAAAACAATCCAAAAGAACATATTAAAACAGCAACATTGACAAGCTGGGCTAATACATTTGGAAGAATATTGAATGTAGATTTTTATATGCATTCATTAAGACATAGCTGGACTACCGGACTGATTAGAGCCGGACTACCAGAGACTGTAATTAAGGAATTAGCACAGTGGTCTAATCTGGATATGGTATCTATATATAACGACTGCGAGGCAGAAGAACAGTTTGCTAACTATTTTAAAGACGGAGATATACAAATATCAAATAAAAAGTCATTAAATGACTTGTAATAAACTACTTAAGGAATGAAAGGATACATAAGAATGTTAAAAAGAAATGATTTAATCGAAAGATTTACACAATTAGGATATACCAAAAGCGCAGCAGCAATTATTTTAGAAGATGTTAAGAAAGTTTTAACGGAGGCGTTGGTCGAAGGAGAATCCGTTCAGTTGCACGGATTTGGAACCTTTTCTGTAAAAGAGCACGTAGAGCGCGAAGTAGTAGATATGCATACACAGGAAAAAATAACTGTTCCGGCATATAAAGCTCCGAAATTTACGGCAGGAAAGTTACTAAAACGAGCTGTTAAAGAAGGCTTGATCAGAGAGTAAGGTGGTTAAATGCCAAGAATAAGCAAGGTTCAGCCTGCAAGTACGAAGCCTAAAAAACCATCTATGCAAGATGATTCTCCGGAAGAGTTTTATTGCAGCAGATGCAAGAAGAAATATAAGAAGCAAAAGAATAACTTCCCAGCATCACAAAGTCCCTTGTATAAGGGTAATGGTGGGTATCTAACCCATTGTTATAACTGTATAGAAGAATTGTTTGAACATTATGAAGACGCATTAAATAGCGAAGAAGAAGCCATCAAAAGAATATGCCTGAAGTTTGATATTTACTGGAATAAAGAAATATATGATATTGCCTGCAAAAGCAGTCCTACAAACGCAAGGATTCGTGCTTATATAAGCAAGAGTAACCTATATAAGTATATCGGAAAAACATTTGATGATACTTTAGATGAAATGAATTCTGTTGTGTTATACACAAATAACAGCGTAGAAACACAGTGTGATGGAGATAACATTACCGTACCAAACGACATTATAGAATTTTGGGGCGCTGGATTCGAGCCTCTTTTTTATTTGGAATTAGATAGAAAGTACAAACATTGGACTAAAAATCTACAACTTCCTCTCGAAGAAAGCGAGGAGGCTATCTATAAACAAATTTGTATTTTAGAGGCAACGATTAACAGGGACAGTGCTGCTGGTAAACCTATTGAGAAAAATGTTAATGCACTTAACAGTCTACTTGGAAGTGCAAATCTAAAACCGAGCCAGAAAAAGCAGGATGACGCAGTTGATACTGCGTTTGATAAAACACCATTTGGTCTCGGTATACGATATTTTGAAAACTCTAAACCTATTCCGGAACCTGATCCGGAGTTTAAAGATGTTGATAATATTATCAAATATATCTCTGTGTGGTTCTTAGGTCACTTATGCAAGATGTTAGGTATTAAAAACACATACTGTAAGCTGTATGAGCAGGAGTTAGAAAAACTGCGAGTTGACAGACCTGACCTTGAAGACGAGGATGATGAGGCCTTATTTAATGATATATTCGGTGAAGAAAGTCAGTGATGCCTATGGATAATACAAGTGCAAAAGCTGCCAGACAGCAACGAATATTAGACGGAGTTGCAGCCTGGGCGGGTTATTACCGTAAGAATCCTCATCGTTTTGCAAAAGATTTCCTTCATTTAGAACTACACTTATTTCAAAAAATACTACTATTTATGATGAACATTAGCAATTTATTTGTGTTCATTGCATGCCGTGGTATCGGTAAAACATATCTATGTGCAATTTTTTGTTGTATTAGATGTGTGTTGTATCCAGGATCAAAAGTTTGTATTGCCTCAGGGACAAGAGGTCAGAGCTTAAATGTTTTAGAGAAAATTATGACAGAACTTAAGCCAAATTCACCCGAACTTGCATACGAAATTGATGATAAGGAAACGCATATCAACGGAAATAATGCACAGATTATGTTCAAGAACGGGTCATTTATCAAGGTTGTAACAGCCGGAGATAGCAGTAGAGGTAACAGAGCTCATGTATTGATTATCGATGAATTCAGAATGGTTAAAAAGGATATTATTGATACAATTTTGAGAAAATTCCTTGCTGCTCCAAGACATCCGAAATATCTTGATAAGCCTGAATATAAGAAAAATAAAGAGCTCAAAGAGCCAAATAAAACAATGTATTTATCCTCTGCGTATTATAAAGACCACTGGGCTTTCACAAAAGCTAGAGATGCATGTAAATTTATGCTCGATGACAAAAGAACAGACTTTGTATGTGGATTCCCCTATCAATTAGCGTTAAAAGACGGATTGTTGATGGAGGAAACGGTTATTGAGCAGATGACAGAATCTGACTTCAGTGAAATCAAGTGGACTATGGAGATGTGTGCAGAGTTCTGGGGAGACTCAGAAGGTGCATTTTTTAATTTTGAATCGATATCTAAAAACAGAAAGATTCAATACCCGATGTTACCACAAGAATTAGCTATCAAATTACAAGCTAATACAAAAATAAAAATACAGCCAAAACAAAACGGAGAAAAAAGAATACTATCAGCTGATATTGCGTTGATGTCTAGCAAGAAGCATAAAAATGACGCATCTGCGATTTTTATCAACCAGTTAATTCCAACAAAAGCATTGCGTTATTCTAATAATATTGTTTATACAGAGACATCAGAGGGCGCACATACGGAAGACCAAGCATTGCGTATTCGCAAATTATACGAAGAATACCAATGTGATTACATAGTGCTTGATGTTAAGGGCGTTGGTCTTGGTGTGTACGATGCACTCGCAAGGGTTCTTACAGACCCTGAAACCGGAGAGTGTTACCCTCCTCTTTCGTGTTGTAATAACGCAGATATGGCCGCAAGATGCGCAGATAAGAGTGCAGCAAAAGTAATTTGGGCTATCAACGGTGCCGCTAAATTCAATTCAGACTGTGCCATTTTACTTAGAGAAGGATTTAAAACAAATAAAATCCGTCTATTGGCAACTGAGTATGATGGCGAAGAAGCTATGAATGGGATAAAAGGATTCAGTAATTTATCTGCTTCTGATAAAGTTTTACTAACTATGCCGTATATTAATACAACTCTGCTTATTAGCGAGCTAATCAATCTTAAACACGAAGAATCAGGCGGTCTTGTAAAAATAATCGAAAAAAGCGGTGCAAGAAAAGATAGATATTCAAGTTTGAGTTACAATTACTATGTTGCATGTCAACTTGAAAAAAATATTAAGAAAAAGACCAGCTCTCAACAAAGTACAAATGAATTGTTTATGTTTAGAGCTCCGAAAGTTAAATAAAGGTGGTGATACAGAAAGATGAGCAAAAATGAAAAAGAAGTTGTTGTAACTGATATATCAGGTACAAATGATAACTCAGTATACAGCAAATCTATGAATTTGGATTCTATGATGCGTTTACCGAGAAATTTTGCAGGAATCAACAAGTTGATCTTACGTGACTTGAACAGCTCAATGTCTTCAACTTCTTTCTCTTTGTATACCAAAGATGATATCACATCATTCCTTAAGAACCCGGCGACAAACGAGCAAAATATCAGAAAGGCTATTACATATATATATGGAGCCAGCTCTCATTTTAGAAGACTTATTCAGTATTTTACAAGTTTGTCAGATCTTTCCTATGTTGTATCCCCGTACAAAATAGATACAGCAACAGCTAAGGCAAAAACTACAAGAAAAAACTACAATAAGGTCATTAACTTATTGTCATCGATGGATATCAAAAACCAGTTTTCTAAAGTCGTAACCGTATGCTTAAGAGAAGATGTTTTTTATGGAACTATGTGGGTTACTCCTAATAGCGTGATTATCCAACAACTACCATCTGACTACTGCAGTGTTGCTGTTATTGAGGATAATGTATTAAACGTGTCATTTAATTTCTCTTACTTCGATACTAATAGCCAGTATTTGGAAATGTATCCTACTGAGTTTCAACAGAAATACAAACTATATCAAGAGGACAGAATGGGAAAACAATGGCAGGAATTAGACGCTCCGACGTCATTTGCCGTAAAATGCAATACTGATATTTTAAACTATGCCCTACCACCATTCGTTGGGATTCTAAGAGAAATTTATGACTTAGAGGATTACAGACAGCTAAAATTAAGCAAAACAACACTGGAAAATTACGCTATGTTAGTTATGAAGCTCGGTATCAATGAAGATGGCGAGTGGGAGATGGATTTCGACAAAGCGAAGGATTTTTGGAGAAATCTTGATAACGTCTTACCGGAAGAAATAGGCTCTGTTTTAACTCCGATGCCTATTGAGAAGATTAGTTTTGAGAGAAATACAGCCGGAGACACAGACACAATATCTAAAGCAGAGCAGAACTTATTTACCGCTGCTGGTGTATCCAGCTTGTTATTTAATAATGAAAAGGCATCTGCTAATGCCTTATCTACCTCGATTAAGGCAGACCAAGCCCTTACATATGGTATTGTAAAAAGTATTGAAGGTGCATTAAATCGATTCATACACGCTCAGTCATACGGTAAAAACTTTAAAGTAACATTCTTAAACTGCAGTGCATTTAATCGCAAAGAGCTTGGTGATGCGTATATTAAAGCTTGCCAGTACGGTATGCCGATGGTTTCTTACTACTGTGCGTCACAAGGATTGTCTCAAGATGAAATGGATTATATGAACTTCCTAGAAGATGATGTGTTAGGCATTAAAGGAAGATTTATACCATTGCAAAGTTCTTCCACACAGTCTGCTAATAGTGAACCTGGTCGTCCTATAAAAGACGACGATGACCTAACAGAGTCTGGTGTTCAAACAAGAGAAGATGAGTAGGACAATACAGAAATAAAGGAGAAAATACTATGTTCATTTATGTTATGGATGCTAAAAGCAAAGATTTGCTGATATCACGCGGGTATAAACTATTAAAGTATAATAAAAACAAAGATAGACCTGTATGGATTTTTGAAAATAAAGCTGATATGGCTTTCGAAAATCTTGATATCCCTCATGTAGCATCAAATGTTATGACTTTTTAGTATGCATTAATATTAACATAACGCATGAAAGATATGAGGTGGATCAATATGGATAAATGTATGTGGATACAGTATCCATCATCCGTCGAAAAAATTGTTGAAATTAATGAATCATTCGATGCAGCTATTATTAAAATATGCTATTCGGGCGCAAACAGAAACAGATCAAAGATTTCAAAAGAAGCAATAGAAAAAGCGATTCCAACTATGTATAACTGCCCTATTGTTTGTAATTACAACGTGCACGATGACACGATTGGCGGACACGATATAGATATCGTACAAACTAATAACGGATACCGTATTATCAACTTAACGGATGCCGTGGGTGTTATACCATCAAATTGTAATTATTACTGGGAGACAGTATCTGATAACGGAGTCAACCATGATTATCTATGCGTAGAGGCGATATTAGGAAAAAAACTGCTTGCTATTCAAAAAATAAA